ACGTTAGCAAACATAGATATACTTACATAAAACCTCATCTATAACAAAACAAACAAATGATAGAAAAAATCTGATTCGCTACGCTGATTTTTTTTAAAAAAAGGAAATAAAATGGAAGATTCTAATAAGATAAGAAAATCATTATGTTTAGATAATAAACATTATAGGTTTACGAATGGTATAAAAATATCTTATTGGTATAGGGCTAATTTATATGAGATAAATAAAGTAAAAAGAAAAGATACAGAGCCTAAATTTGATTATTATCCATATAAATTTTATTGGATTTATTCTTTACGATTTAAACTGTCTAAAAATGTAAAAATTAAACAAGGAATTAATATTTTCAAAAAGACAATAAATTCTTGAATAGTTAAAGGAATAATACTAGCACTTGCACTATACGCTATTAAAATTATTTTCAAAATAGAATTATAAAAGTTAATAAACGTTTAATTTAAAATAAATACTATGAATAAAGTAAATTTAATGATTAGGACTAAAGATGATAAAATGTTTCAATCAAATGGAGATTGCGAAATAAATTCAGTTCCTAGAAAAGATGATTATTTCATTAAAAGCAATACAATATATTTGGTAGAATACGTAGCTTTTGATATGGAAAATGGAATTGATTTGTATCTACTCGAAACAGATATAAGTTCCTTAGCTATTACTGAATAACCCTACATTTAATTTCATTTACATTTGACTTATTAATTAAATTAAGTTCAGATATAAGTTTAATTGATTCATCTTTATTAAAGTTTAAACCAACAAGATGAGTTCTTGTAGATTTAATTTCTTTAATAGCCTTATTGTATTTATCCAAAATAATAAAAAAACGTTTGCTAACACCGTATAAAATTAATAGCCGAAATATAGTGTTATGATTAAAATAATTGTTTAAAACTCTATTAGTTAAGTATTTGAAGTAGTATTTTAGTTAATCGGCTACTAAATCTTATACGAAAACGTTACAAATATACAATAAATATATTTAACAAATGTTAAAGTTATGTTAAACTACAACCATTTAACACTAAATTCTTGTGCTGTTTTAACTTCTGTTATCATTCTCATTTGCATCATATCAGCATAATCATAGCTTTTACCACTCGTTCTCTTTCTATAATCTTCCTTTTTTTCTAATTTAATCTTCCCATCATCATTTAAAGGAATTTTTCTAATATTACTGAGTTCTTTTATTATTATATCTTTGTGGGTTTCGTCTTTAATGAAAATAAGACCTTTATTAACCATTTCAGCTAGTTTAAAATAGCATTGTGTCTTTAAGTTTTGGTAGTTTTCATTTCCGTAGGCTTTAGACCCATTTCTAAACTGTCTAGCACCCTTTAAGAATCCTTCTTTTGCACTATTTCTTACAAATAACTTAATACCATCAGCATCGTAGATAACATTACTTATAGGTATTCCGTACTTTAATCTTAATTCATTTATCTTAGAAGAAACCATAACTTCGCTAATCTTATCAATAGCTATTATCTTTTCTAAAACAAAACCGTTCCATATACCTATAACAAAAATATCACTACCTTGATAAGCAATATCAGCAGTCATATACATATTTCCAGTAGCTTCTACATAAGAATTTGTATATAAACCAAGTATTTTATTATAATCAAATAAGGCTAAATTATTATCATCATATTCCCAATTACCTTTTATTAGCCTTTCTATACCATTTTGGTCTAAAGTTTCTAATAAACCTTCATAATAATCCGCTGTCATTGTCTTATTATCTGTTGGCAACGCCTGAATAAACTTTTTGTTATCAGGTAAAGTACCATTCCTAAATTTTATATAATATTCATCATATAAATAGTTTTTAGCTGGATTACAAGTTTCTAATAGTTTTTTATATAAATCATATTCATCATTTTTACATCTACCTAAAGATATAAATAAGTTATCTCTACACTTCTTTTCAAACTCACCAGCTTCCTCAATCCAACCCCTTGTCATTTGCATAGAACCAAATCTATGATAATCAGGGTCAGAGGGTATTGGTTTAGCGTCTAAGAATAACACTTCGCTACCATTATGTAGTTTCCATATATTGTTCTTACCATCGTATTTATACATATTATCCGCTATACCCCAAAGTTTAAATACTTCGTGAATAGATGGGATAGTATGCTTAACTAAATCTGCTAAAGTTTTACGAGCAATAAAATATCTTGTTTCTGGATATAAAAAAGCATCTCCAAAGATTAGATTAACCCCTAGAAATGATTTACCGCTATTATGTACTATAATATTTTCTGTTGTAACGCAATAATTATGATTATTTTCTACGTTTAAATCATATATTAATTCATTACTTGTTTCAAATTCTATTTTTTGTATTTCATCTAACGTTATTTCACGTGAGTCCAACTCCGTCTTAGAATAACATCTTTTATCGTTGATACCTTCACGTTGTATTCTATCCCTAACATTTCTCTTGTGTATATTCTTGGTTTGAATTTTCTCCGTATTTCTATTACTTCTTTTTCTGTTAATTTTGCATTCCAAACTTTCTCCCCAATATTCGGGTTTTTCTGTTTGCAACCTTTCTGAAATACAACATTTTTCATTCTTCCTGCTTTTACAGAGTGTTGCGTATTCTCTTTCGGTGTACACCACTCCAAATTCTCCACCTGATTGTTTGACGGGTTGAAGTCTATATGGTTTACTTGTGATTTTTCCATTATGTTTGGTATAAACGCTTTTGCTACAAGTCTGTGAATCTTTACATTTATATTCTTCTTGTCTTTCACTAGAATTGTTCTCATATAACCTCTTTCGTCTGATGCTGGTTTCATTATTGAATGCATTTTGCTTCCCTTGTAACCTGTGGTCATTAGACGACCTTTTGTTGATATCAAATATCTCTTGTCTGTATTCGCCACGTAATTCCATAATTCTCCTCGCAAGTTCAATAGCGGAGATCCAATTTCTTTCAAAGTAAAATTCGTGATTTTCTGTACATTTAATTGTTAAATTATTATTTAATGTAAAGACACAAAAATTATTTGAATGGGTGTAGCCACCGTAGGAAAATCTATTTAATACTTTATTATACTCTTTTTTGTCATTTTTTGTGTTTATTGACAATACATAGTCGCCTTTACTTATATCAACTATTTTTTTATACCCTAAATTAGTTTTAACTAAGGTATTCTCTGAAAAGCAGTTTTTACTACCTCCGTATGCTATGCTATTAGTGGTTTTATCAACCCAAGCCTTAGCGGCTTCCAATTGTTTCTTATTACCCCTTACATCAAATGATATTTTCAAATATTCTTTTTTATTTATCTTCTATAATAAACGCATTTCCTAAAATTTTAATTCTTTTTGCCATAATACACTTTTTGTGCAAAGTTACTAAAAATAAAAATATAGTATCTTTGTAGGTTTATCTATATCTTTTGTTGCGTTTTAAGTTTAAAGAAACGTAAAAACCTATTTAAACAACTATCGTCTTTTCTTAAAATACGAAACATAGCAAAAGTATAAGCGTCTGCCCTTTCTTTATCTAGTTTATTTAATCTAATTTTATTGTCTTTATTGCTATTTTTTGGTTTAAAACTGCTCATTTCATTATATCTTTTCTAGTTAATAAATAATTCTCTAGTATTTTTGTTTGTTTTAACGTGATAAACTCACCATTAACTAAAACATTCAAACATGGTTCTTCAAAATCTTCAACAGAACATATATACCAACCGTCTATTTTTTCTGCATTGACATAGAAATCTCTAAAATGTTCTACATCGTTATCATCTACTGTAAATATTTGTACTTTCATAATCTAAAATAAATCGTCATCGTTATATTCATCTTCCATCATATTAAAACCCATACATATTAATTCTAAAACAAGCCAATATGGCATATGCTCAACTCTTAATAGTAACATCGCATTAAACTCCTTACGTAAACCACTAATCATATTCTTATCGCAGTCTAAAATATCACAATACTTCTTAAATAAGTATTCTTTCTCATCCAATATTTCAATTAAAGGTCTTAGTGGATTAACGCTTTCATCTGTATTACCTTCCATAGTTATTGTTGTTATTTGTTTTTTTTTTAATATTTCACCATTCTTTTCTAATCTATTCTCAACTAAATAACAATATACAACGTGTCTAGCATAACTTATATCAGACATAGTTACAAAATCTTTATATAACTTATTATCTATCTCCTGTACGCCCAAACCACAAAAGTCTTTCAGATAATCATTATCTAGTTCCATGGCGTTTTACTTTTTTTACCCTTGTTTTGGTACTAAAGTTAATTGTAAGTTGTTTAAAGGCGAGTTGGGATTAACAACTAAATCCATTCCAAATTCTTGCAAAACTTCGTTAATTTTTTCTGAACATTCAGACTGTCTTTTAGACACTTCACGTCTTTGTTCTAAAACTTCACGCTCTTCTTTCGATAATTCAATTTCTTTTACTTCTTTTCCCATAATTTATTTATTTATTTATTATATTTAAAAATGCTAAGATAAATAAAAAGAAACTATAAAACAAATAAAATCGTAACTATTTTTAATTTATTTTATTCACACATAATTTATAACTAATAATTTGTGTATGTCAAAAAAATGTTATAACTTGCAGCTTTTTATTCTTACTAGTTTACACAAGTAAAAAGACTTAATTTATATATTTAAAATATAGATACTTTATTATTTTTCTTTTTTCTTTATAGTGTTTTAACACTCCACAATACATTACAAAACAAAAACAAAAAAACAAATAAGTCGGTGAACCATAAGACCCATTTTTTAGGTCTTTTAGTACATCAAATGGTTAAAAGGTATAAACACACCTAAATAAACTTAAAGTCGCTTAAAATAGCCTTAAATTAACTTAAATGACAGTATTCGATGCTTGTTTAGACTCAAAACATTGGAAAAATCTGAGAATTATTCTGTAACATCATACGCCCACCTCCAATCTCAACTAGGGGGGTGGTTAAAACAAAACAAACCCACAAAGATAGGTGGGTCTTATTGTTTGGATCTTATCCTTCGGGTTTGGTTCTCACTAATTACATTAATCCAGCCCTTTTACAGTAACTTTTAGTCCTTTTGTAGTCACTTTTATATTCTAAAATGTACATTTTATTGATATATAATTGTATCTTTGTTATATCAAACGGCATAAGCCACCCAATTAAAAAAAACAAATATCATGAAATTAATCAACGAACTTAACACCGCCCAAAAAATCACATTTTTAATCATTACAACTGTAGGCGCTATCTTAATTTATGTAGCAGCTACAACGAACCCAACATTCATTTTATAAACCTTTTAAACCTCACAAAATGAAAGCACAAACAACACCAAAACCGACAAACCTAAATATGCTTTTTCAGCAGTTGGTACCAAACTTTGTCCACCTGATAACAACCGAAGAGCAAACAAAGGAACAATTCCTTCAGAGCATTGAAAAAACATACGACACAGGTAATCCGAGAACGTCCATGTTCTACCAATCATGCCAAAGGTCAGAATTTGAGACAATCCGATTGAACAGAGAACGAACAACCG